TTTTACGAGAACGCAGAGCGGCCGATGAATGAATTAGAACGGGAACAGTACGACGCGGGCGTCAGACTTCCCGCCGGAAGATAAAATGAGTAAAGGAGACATTAAGATGAAAGCACAATACATTTCTGTTTTTGAAATAAAATTACCGACACCCGAAGATTATCTTGAAGACGGTATCACTTTTAAAGATCCAAGCAGATGGTATGATCTCGTAGAATACCAAAAACAAAAAGACGTTAACATCTTTAAGAACTTTGTCCGACGATATTATTTGATTTCAGATGCTTTCGGAGGACCTAAAGAAATTTTTGAATCATGGAAAGAAAATGTTTCAGAAAAAGATGAACGTTGTGAAGACAGAAACACAATTAATAAATCTCTTGTTTAAGGAGACTTAAAGAATCTAATCATTTGCTTAGAAATTTAAAATTCAAAGGTGAAAGAGGAATATGGAACAGAATATGGAACAATATTTCTACTTAGAATCTCCGACGCGCGGATATGTCAATATTTCTTTCATAAGGGAATTAAATATGAATGTTCAATTCGGTTCGAGAGACCCAACGTTTTTTAAATCAAAAGAAAAATGCGAAATTTTCGCAAAAATGTTGTGTTATGTCGTCGCAGATACAGAAGTTAAAAGTACGGATGGATTTGAAGATTGGTATGTCCGTCTTTTAGAACGTTATTCGTTATAAGTGTTTATTCTTTGTTGAAGAATTTTCCGGAAGCCATGATGAAAACTTCATATGCTAAAAAGGCACGACTACCGAAAAATTCAAACAGATTCGCCAAGAAGTTTAGAACTATTTGGATCATATAAAGAGAAATGAATATCAGCAGACTTAAGGGATAAAAAGCGGCCATCCGTAAACCTCTTTTTGAAATTTTCATCTTCTTTTTAGCCATCGCCATTATCAGAACAATGGGACAAAAGAAAAATGAAAAAATAAATGCCTTTTTCGTTTTTCCGAAATTAGTAAATCCATAAGAATATGAATTTACAGCAAGACACAAGCTTTCTGCTACATACCAAAAAACAAGAAATGGGATCAAGAATTTATACATTATGATATTCCTTCAGCTTTTCAACAGGAAAACTAAATCTGATGGTATCTTTCTAAAAGTTCTTGAGCTTCCTTCGTTTCAACCCATTTACAAGAACGTATTTCAGGACACCATCCTCCACGATAAATGCTACTTCCAATAAGTTATTAAGTCGGTAGTAAATTCTTTCCATGAAAATTTATGATCATTTGCAACGTTTACAGCATTGGACCCACAACCAATAAGAAGAATACTTCCATCTGTAAAATGTATACAAAGTTCCTCTGATCTTAGATCCGGTGTTTCACCGAATTCTATTTTACTTACTGTTTTACCTATGCTTTTTTTTACTTCGTCTAGTTTATGTTCCGGTCTAGGAGACTGTGTTACAATACTCATGTTTAATTTCCTCTTTTTTTACTAATGAAAACTTATAACCATTTATTCTTGTCCCGTTTGAACAAGAGACTTTTAGTTTATAAAACGTTATATTATACTTATTGCAAACCTCTTTGATACAACCTAAAATTTCTCCTGTGTCATCATTTCTCACAAGTTTTGCATTACCGTTTCCAGATCCTTTGTTTATCTTAGATAGTTTTCCCTTTGCAATCAACCTCTGTTCATCTGATAAACTACTCCAAGCATTTATTCCCATGTGACCAATGCTAATCTTTTTTCGTATTTCTTCTTTTTCTTTTTCTGATTTATTGTGGTGAGATTCTTTTATTTTACGAGATATTTCTCTATTTTCGTGTTCTGTCCTATTTATATTAACTTCTCTTATCTTACGAGATATCTCTTCCATCTCTTCTTTTGTTTTATTACCGAAAGGATTCTTCCTAAACATCGGATTCTTTTCACCATCCATTAACCCTTCGTGTGCTTTTGATAACCTTTCGTGTATTATAGCCCTCTCTCCCTCTGATTTATTATCATAAATTCCATGTCCGATCTTTGAGATACTGACTCTTTTTGCGACATCCTTGTTAAACATGGGATTGTTTTCTTTCATCCCATTAGATAAGGCCATCTTATTCTTTTCAAACAAACGGCTATTGAAATATCTGTTTCCACCCTGATTATCGGCATTCATTATATTGAATGCCTTAACCAACTTATAAAATATCTGGTCATTTTTATAAATTTTGGTTAAAAGGAAATGCGCTAAAAAATGTTCTCTGGCCGTTAACAACACCAGATTTTCATTGTTATCAGAACCACCAATACATTTTGGTATAACATGATGTTTCTCGTAGTAAACACCCAATCCCTTTTTTCTATTTGTGGATTTTACATATAGAGAGTATTGATCGTACAGTTTTTTGTAATTCATAGTTACCTTTAGTTTAAAGAGGTTTTTTCTAGCAACCTCACTAAAGGTAATTTTATTAAAAAAGAATTGGGATTAGGATGGTGAATTACCTCATCCAAACTGCCTAGAAAACAGTCTGTCTCCCAAAGATGTTAAGTTTCCCTGTATTCTTGTAAACGATTTTTAAACTCTTCTGTCCGGGAAAATCCACATGTTCTAATCTCTGGACAGACACCACGGTAAATACATTCAGGAACACAACATTCAGCAAGTACGGGATCTACTTTCATAATTTCTTCGATCACAGCTTTCCATGCTAGTCTTGTTTCAAGGCTAGCCTGATTACAAAGCCTACGTCGGCTGATAAACAAGATAGCTTGTGCGTTTGCTTCACATTCGTGTTCTACAGAGGCTCCTTGCGGCAATTCGTCACGGTTTACGCCAGTTCGGTCGCTTCTCTGTGTTCTAACGAAATGTTCGATGCCGATCTTATGCCGAACCAAATGGACGCTGACCCAATACTTTAAATCTTTCCATTTCCAATTGAATACCAGTTTCCGAATTGGAGAATGTTCTGTAAGAAGCATTCTCTTCTTCCAAGAATAACTTGGTTCATTTGTTCCTGGTTCCATGTGTACGGTTGTTCGGGCGGCATCTGCGACTTCCCGCCAAGTTCCTTTTTGTTTCATGTTTTCAACGATCATGTCATTCTCCTATAATATATCCCGCTTCTTCTAAAAGACCCCTTAGTCTATTTTCAAATAATTCTTCAGAAATGATTCCGTCTTGAAGATATTCTGACTTGCTGACGACAGAAGGACAATATTCAGTTTTTATTTTCTTCAGGATTTCATGCCAGCTCATTAATCCTCCGACATTCCTATCATCGATATAGATGTCGGCGACTATTTTTCTCGGGTCATAATTCTCTGAAATTTGTTCAGAATTTGTGTTTATTCCCTTGAAACAATGCAAGATTCCGTTCTCTTTAAGGAAAGTGATTGCCTCTTCAAGACATTTCCCATATCTGCATGTCCAAAGGATAAGTTCAAAACCGAGTCGATATAGATCACAAATCGCTTCTTTCCCACCAGGACGGAATACCAACAGTTTCCCACATCCTGATTTCGTTATTGTCCCGTCGAAGTCAATTGCAATTACAGCAGGGTTCATTATCTTCCGCTACTCCCGAAACCTTTATTTCCGCGTTCTGTGTTTAATTCATCCATTTCTTCTTCTGAAACGAACATTATTTTAGGAGAAACGAACGGGGCAATCACGAGTTGTGCTATTTTATCGCCCTTTTTGATGACATATTCACAATTGCTATGATTGATAATAATTACCTTCAATTCTCCCGTATACGAAGAATCAAGAATACCCGGAGCGTTTTCTACCGTTATCCCGAACTTGCTTGCGAGACCGGATCTGGGACATACTAATCCGACGAACCCTTCAGGAACCTTAACTCTGATTCCGCTTCCGATAGTTTTCCAAGATCCTTGCGGGATAACGATTTCTTCGTTGCTCTTTATGTCCATTCCTGCGTCTCCCGGATGCGCGTAACACGGATAGTTTTCCTCACTTCCATCCATTGAAGACATTTTAATGACAGATTCCTGTTTTTCCCTTCTACATTCACATATTTTATCCAACGGCATTTTTTGTTCTTCCTTTTTTTTGATAGTCTATGCTCTTTATAGAAGGAAGAAGATTTTTTTTAACGTTTCGGAGATAAAAGATGTCATTGCAGATTACAGAAAAGGATTTTAGATTTTATCTGTTTATGCTTTCAAGGTTGGCTTCTACATATTCCTCTGCCACAGATTTGGATTTTAGCGGAATGACGACCAAGAAATTTTACGACAGTATTTACGAAAACGGGATGGCTCCTGTTTTCGTCCCTCTCTCAAATTCAACAAATGCCTGCGATGAAATTTCATACAGTTACGACCTAGAAGATTTTTTCCTTTCTATCGCTGAGATTGACAGCGCATTTGTCACCTATTTTCAGAATTACGGAAATGGAATTACATCAATCGGATCATTTATGCTTCAAAAAAAACTGTCTGTAAATCAAGTCACAGACAGTTTCTACTACGATATAACAGGTAATCACTTTTATTCTGGAACCGTTTTTAAACCAGAAGGAACTGTTCATTACACATATACATATGATAGCGGTTCGGAAACATGGGTAGGGGAATATACAAACACAACGTATTCAGGAACACTCTATTCAAACACTTCCTCGTCCGGATTAATGACGAAACCGCAAAAAATGAAGCTTTCAGCAAATCTTTCAAATCTTTTAGTGTTGGCGACTTTTGAAACAGAAGATGAAGATTATAAGATGATTGCATATCTTAGCAGTGACGGGACACCGGTTGTGACGGAAACAGAAGTTCTAGGACTTTCTTCTTTAGAAATCTTGAATTCCCAGACGAATGAACTAAGAGATATTTCTCTTACAGACGCGTGTAACGTTCAAATCAAATACACGACAGAATTCGAACTTTCAGACAGTTTCACTTCTGAAGCATCCACGACCACATCTGTTACCAACGGAATCGTTACAAAAGGAAAGGAAGGATCTTATATCCTTCAAGATAATGATTTCAAATATCCCCTATTCGCGGAACCTGAAGACGGCTATTATTTTACGGGATGGACCAACGGAGGTTCTAATCCTAAATATCAATCATATCCTGATTCTACAGATATTCCTCTGTTCTCACAATACATCAGTGTCTATTCGAATCTGGTCTTGGACGGAGAATCTGAAAATGTTTCCGACATACGTGTCGATTTTGTCGGGAAACAACCGATTGACAGCGAAAGCCAGTGGTTTATCCCTTGCACATTTTACCCCACGGCGATTTATGATGATACCAAATATATACTTGTTTCCATCGGATGGGAGGATAACCTCTCAAACAGCGGAACCATTACGAACGGGCAATCCTTTGGAATTACAGAAGGACAAACTCAGATTGATTTTACATTTACTTTTAAAACTGCCGCCGTCGTTATCTTCACCACCAACCAAACATCGATTCCTGACGGATATAGCTTCCACACGCAGCCCATCGCATATACCCTTAGCGGAAACACCTATATCCCTTCCAATGCCGTAGGAGACGTTGTAGATATCAAAGCATGGCTTGTAGAGTCCTTACCAGCTTCTTTTTACGTTTTTAACAGGTGGACAGATTCCCCTTCTGCCGATTACTCAGCGATAAAACCCTCTACAACTCTGACAACAATGAACAGCTTTCAAGTAGAACTAGTTAACCTCGGACCAAACCCTATAGAGCATTCTATCTTTTTAACGTCAGAATATGCCTATCCGAATTTGAAAGTTTATGATTTTACGAACCTAGACAGTAACGGAGATCCGAAAGAATTGCCCAAAACGATAGTAGGAAATCCCGATGTTCCTTATGTTCTTTATCACGGAACCAACACTCTTTTACGTGTAGTTCAATCTGTTTCTGGGTTAACGACCCTGAAGTATACGATCAGTTTTGATGGGAATATCATTCATACGGATTCAGGAAATCCGAATTCCTGGACTTATGATATCGTCATTACGAACCTTTCTGAAGATCACACAATCGGCTTGCTCATTGAAACCATTTAATTAGAGATAAAATATGGCAACGACACTTACAAAACAGAATTTGGCGAATATCTTTGACAGGGTGGAAGAAATTTATGATACGTTGAAATCTGAACAAGATTCCTTGTATTCTTCATTCCGATCATATAACATTGACCTCTCAAGTCATTTTTTCTTTCGCGGTAATTCAGATGTGGAATATCCATTGATGCTTGCTTTGCAAAATTATAGGGAATACATTAAGACGGTTTCCACAGAATATTCATGCCTTTCAAGATATGTCGAATTTAAAAGGATGTTCAATGCTTTCAATACCTATTTCCTGACGGAAAGTGAATTAACAGATAAAACCATCAACGGCTTTCTCGCTTATAATGATCTTAAGGTTTCTGATAAGGTAAATAAGATTTATCATGGAATAACCGGGAATTATCTTCAGTCAAGAAATGTCCTTCCTCCGGAAAATATGATTTTCGCTTCTGCCATTCCCGTAATCCCTTCTGTCGGGGCTGATCCGATATGGCAAATATCTCTTCCTGAAACTTCCGTAATTAACAATACGAGTTATGTGTCCACTTCCGTAACCGGAAACACATATACCCCTTTCCCGATAAAGATTGTACCGTCTTCAGAAATTACGGGTGTTGTCTTTGTTTTAACATGGAGCGATGACAGCCAGACTTCTTTCGATTTTTCTTCAACACCTCTAACGACTGCCGGGTATTGTGTTCCCGTCTATCATTCCGGGATAAAATCAATTTCTTTGGTTTCAGGAAGTATCGGCACCACAAGTTTGACATTCTATACGAATTTCACCTATATTAAATTCCTATCTCCTCTCGGATGGTGCAATCCCGGAGAAGAAGCGATTCAGGCATATATAACAGATATCAACGGAACCCGCCTGTTTTTCGGGAACGCACAATTTGTTCCGAAATCTGTTGAATTTCAATTGTATCTCAGAATAAAACCTTCTCTTTTGGGTGACGAAAACGGCACTTTTTTCATAAATGATACCCAACAGGATTTGGGGACTGTTGACGGAGAAGGTTGGTTTGTAAATACCGTTCAAGTTACACCAACAACAAATATCATAGTCCAGGCAAAATCTATCAGTATCGCGCCGATACAAGAAGGTCCGGTTTCATATGTATTTTCAGGAATTATCGACGGAGACATGGATAAAATCGGAAACTATTCACCTTCTGGTATTCCTACTTCTGTGGACAGCGTGGATTTTACCGGGAAAACCATTACTACAGGAAGCTTGATTTGTGATTCAGCAGTGTTCTCCGGAACGACAATAAATGGAGGGTCTTTCACAATTACGCAAGGACTCACATTGACTAATGGAAGCCAAACAGGTGATAGTGCCGTTTTGGGAACCGTAACCTTTGTTGATTCTATCAACTATGGAACCGTTACAACCGCGATTTTTCAGTCAGATGCCGCACAGTCCTACAATTTCGGAACCTGTGTCTCTGCTGTCTTTAATGACGGAACATTTAACGGGATTACAGAAGATCAAACAGCGACTTGCGAAAACGCTTCATTCTATAACGGAATAAACTACAGTACAGTTTCAGCGACAGCGAGATTTTACTATTCTTCACAAAACGCGGATTCCGGCACCTGTCACCACGGAATTTTTCAAGAGACTTCTTCAAATACCGGAACCTGCGATATCGCAAGTTTTTACCCGGGTGGAGGATCAGGATCTTGGACGTATCCTCAAAATACAGGAACTTGTACTACAGCGCAATGTTTTTGGCTTCAGGCAGATAATGATTTGGGCGGAACAGTTACTAATGAATATTATTGGGGATATCTTGATAATCCCAATCCGTCAACAGATTTCGTATATACAGATAACGGAAGCGACATTACCATTACGGGATTTAATTATAGTTTAGGAAAAGAATTCGTTATCATTCCTTCGACTATTAACAGTAAACCTGTCATCGCAATTGCTGAAAATGTCTTTGGGAACACAGATGATATCGTTTCTGTTTATATTCCTGATTCCATAACTTCCATCGGAACAGCTTGCTTCACGGGAGAAGACACATTGAAAAACATAAGATTCTCAAGCGGAATATCTCATATCCCTGATGCAACTTGTTATCTGTCATTCCCTACCGCCTGTTTCTTTGAAGGAAACGCTCCAACGATAGGAACTGCGGATGTTTTTGGAACGGCAACACCGACTTTGTATTATCGTTTAGGAACCACAGGATGGACAAATCCTTGGAATGGTTTCACGACGATAGGGTACTAATTCCTTTCTACAGTCCCTGTTCCTTCATGATTATATAAAATATAACGGCGAACATAACAGATAGAGGTAAGAAAGTCATAGATAGGATTTCTACTTCTTTCGAACATCTTTCGGAACCATATCTCTTAGATAAGACTTTTAAAAAGATAATTGCCGTCAAAACCAAAAGAAAAGGGATACACACGAAAATCTTAATCATTTCTTTCTTCCTTTGTAAATCGGCGGTATGAACTTTCTGTCGTTTCACCGAAGTCAAAAACCTTGCCGCAATATTTCTTTACGATCTTTTTCTTCACATCGTCTTCATTTATTGCTTCCCAAAAATCGAAGAATCCGCTTCCTATAACTGTACTCCAAAAGTATTTCATACTTCAATAATTTCTGTGTTTTTAGAGAGGGTTTCCGTTATTCCCCAATCAATTCTGCAAAGACCTTGCTGTCAAGTCGAGTATCAGCATACCTATTATCGCCTCTACAGGCATAGATATCCTTTTCAGCCGTGCTTTTACGATGCAGGATATAGACATTGTTGGGATGCTGTTTTCCGCTAACCATGCCGATACAGGAACTACTGATTTGTACAAACAGATTACTTCCGTCCTTTTTCATCACAAGTGTAGCTTCTCCGCTGACTGCAATTCCTCCCCTGTTGGTGTAGACACTGGACTTTAAATTGGCTTCCCAACCGAGAATTATCAGACGTGAAGCTACATCCTTCAGATATCCCTTTGCTTCACGAAGAAACCGATCTTTCAGGATTTCATCACCACTGATACAAGATCCGCAACCCCAATCCCGTGTAAGTTTTTTGACAGACATATTAGAATCCTTTTGGAATTTGAAGAGCAGAATTCATACAACGGCGATCCCAGAAAATACCGTGTTTCAGAATGAAAGTCCCGTTGATATTATCCAGACGGATAATCTTCTTTTGAAGATAGTAGTCAAAAATAACAACGGCTTCATCATCACTGAAATGAAACTGTTCTTGAACCAAGTCTAAGAAGCGCTGACGTGCGTTCTGATTTCTTATTACAAAATTTTGTGCTGATGTTTCAAACATAACCTATTCTCCTTTGTTTTGAAGACAGGTTATCACAAACACACCATCTTGTCAAGTCAACGACTTGTCTTTTCTGAAACTATATTTATTAAATCCATGAGTTTCTGCCTTTAGAACATCACTAATCTTTACATCTTTCATGTCGGGTACTACCAAATCGTTGGAAATAAACCTTTCAATTTCTTTAAAGGCCGCAAACGCATCCATATGTTTAGAAAAGAATTGGAAGTCGTTAAGACACGGGTTCAAGTACGCTACGGAACCAAAACAGTCAGGTTCCTTTTCAATCCAATCAAATTCTTCTGACAGAGTATAGGGAAGACCGCCGAATACAACAACCGGAGTTTTGAAGAAAAGATTAATTTCTTTCGGAGACAAACGCACCAAAGATTTCCCATTGTCTCCCGTCCTCGTCCAAATGCGGTTTTGTACGTCAAAGTACTCTCTGATTCCTCGGTCTTCTTTCAAATTTCTAGATGTGAAAAGGTCAGTTTGAGCAAAGTCTTCAAAATTGTAAAAGAATTGTCTTTGGTAATTTCCGACATCGTTTTTTGAAGGATAAACATAGTTTTCAAGCACAATTACTGGGATTTCCTTCCCGCAGAAGAAAATCGTAACCGTATAAATTCTTTCGACCTCAAGAACAGTTTTTAAGAAACCAATATTCTGATTCTGCGGATAGGCCCAAGGATTGTTCATCTTCTGTTTTTCACGACGCCAAATCCTGTTCCAACTTTGATCGCTGAAATTCGGATTTCTTGCATAGATATCATATCTGTCTTTGAACTTAGAAATCAATTTCATATTTTATATCCTTTTTTTCAACATAAAGATATCATATTGACAACGTACCGTCAATATGGATGTTCGGCGGAATACGCTTAAACAGCATGTCGGCCAAATCTTGTATTCCGGGAACCCCAAATGTATCTCCATAGACTTCACCCGCATCATACCCAGCTTCAAGGCATAGTTTTTGAAGGTGCGAGTGATCTTCTGCCCACTCAATGCACAGGCACTTAATTTTCTCGTTGACATCCATCGCCGTGTCCTGTTCATGCTGATTGTTCGTTCGTTACCTTTTCTAGTTGCGGAGTTCTTGTCCGTCAGGTGTTGGTCTTAATGAGTTCCATTGCTTGCCAGGCGCATTCATCGTAGACGTTCGCCGCCGTTCTGTCTGCTCCCTCCCCTGTAGAAAGGAAGTCGCGCTCTGTGCGCCACGTCTCAACGAGCCCTCGTAGATCGGCCAACAAAGAGGTAGACGGAGACATGGAAACCGCGCCGACCTCCGGCGTTGGCAGAAAGTCCGGCTTCGCCTCACACAAGGCGTCCCGTGTTGCCTGTAACTGACGTTCGACTTCCTTGCAGTGTTCTGCCCATGCGGCGATCTTGTCGTCCACGGTCATACTGTGGTATTCAGGATTGTCCCACCACTCTTTGATTGTTCTGCGCATTTGCCCTCCGTTTTCCACTCAAAATTATTAGTAACGCGGATTCATTTCACTTGATATCATTCCTTTTTAGAAGATTCTTCCATTCCTCAAAATCAAAATCCCAATTCTTTTTTGCGTATTCTGTAGTCATAAACCACTTCAACCAGCGAAGATTAAAAACATCATTCGTGATTTGTATATATTTAGGATTGTGTTCTAAAGTAAAGTTTTCTGACAGAAACAGATTTTCAGTTTCGTGATTAAATCTTTCTTCTGGTGTTAGAAAGTCTTCATTGCAGAAGTCTCCATAAATCTTTTTTACGGTTTCTGCGGCCTTGATAATGGCATCTTCAAAACTTCGGCTTCCACCTTCTGGACCCGAACACATCTGCCAATTAATCCGATCATAAATTTTAAGATGATTATCGCAAGAAATCTTTGGACCTTGCCAAATGAAGAAAGATATTTCCCACCAGAATTCTACATGGTGGCTTTCCCAAGGTTCTCCGAAAAGATCCGCATACTTGACTTCCACGCTTGGACAAGGATCGTCCTTTTCATCTTCAGGAAGAAGGTGTTTGAACTTTTCCCAATTTTTCTTTTGACTAGGGAAAACGGTAATCCCGTTAATTGCAGATTTAGAATATCCCCTCTTACAGACATCATGCATCCCGAACCAGAATCCACAACAAATGGGATTATCGCTTTCAAAAGCGAAAGCCGGGTGTTCTTTCAAAAATTCCAAGGCTTCGATAGTTTTTAGTTTTTGTGTATGTGCATTCATAAATTGTTCCCGTTAAAAAACCAGACTTGAAGGTATATCCCATTGTGAGTAGAGTTTCATATTAGGACGAAGAATCAAATATTTATAGACGCCGGACTTTTGATCTTTCGCCATGCAATCATTATCAACAACGTAACTGATTCCGTCCAAACTATATTGAAGTTGTCCATACTCCAAAATATTAATAAGCCGTCCACTTCCCTTGATAAAATCTTCAAGCCTTTTCAACTCAGATTCTTTTGTCGCTTCTTTTTCTACCCATTTTGCTTGCTGTGTTCCAGGACGAGCGTAGAGTTTTCTGAAAGTTACCTGATCCGGTTGTAAGAAATTGATTCTCTCAAACATGATTTGGTGGTCTTCTTGAAAGTCCTTAAGAATGGTTTGATTCATATTCAGACTAAGACGAAGATTGAAATTCAAAGACCTGATTTCAGAAATCAAATCTTCAATATTTACTTTCAAGTGTTTCGGTGTACAATTGATTTCGGCATTCTGTTCAGAATAAAGATTCGAAAGGGAAAGAGAAATCGTCACAACACCATAATCTTGCAAAAACAAAAGATGATTTCTGTCTAATCCCGCGCCTGTCGTTTGCATCTCAATCCATTTAAAACTGGAAGGTAATTTCTTGTTGATTTGTGAAAACATATCGATGAACGGCATGTTCTGCTGTGGTTCATTTTCACCCGTAATCATAACCGTATTACAACCGTTATCCCTAGAAAATTCAAGGCGCTTGCGGAATTCATCTTTATATTTCTCATCTTGAAAAGGTGTTCCGGAATGAAGGCTGGGATATTCTTCTCGATGCATCTTCGACACGCAGAATCTACAGGCGTTAGTACAACGATTGACCCCTTCTGGAAGAGGTACGCAAATGCTTAAACTTTGAATTTTCATCTGTCAAATCCCTTTCAAATTTAAAAACAACAGACATATTTAGTCTTCTTTGACCCGTCAGGCATGGCCGATTCGATCGCGCTGTCGAAGGAACATTCATTTTTTTCATTTCCGTTCATGCAGCGATCAGTAATCCATTTCCGTAGAACTATGGGTTTCCCCGTTTCCTTCGCTTCCTTAAAAGCCGCTTTTTCCTTTGCGTCATTTTCGGAAGTTTCTTTTTCGAATTTTGTTTTCTTGTCGGCCATCAGTTTACGGCTACTGTCAAAACGATCAACAGGGATATAATACAAACCCTGTCCTTTATCAGGATAGGCGTCATCCCACGCGTTGCAGGTCGCCCCGTCAAACGCTTTAAAGGTACATATTCCATCAAGCCATCCGCTATTCCTTGCGACTTCATAACCTTCTGGACATGAAGCCAGAATTTTTTCACGTTCATCGGCTTTCGCCTTCTCATCAGACAGTTTTGCCTGAACGGCGGATTTACGAAATTCATCTGCCAGTTTGGATATTTCAGCAACGATTTCCGTATTCCCGTCTTTAGGGATGCAGATTTCTCTCATAGCCACCAATCCGATTTCCGAGATATTTCTTTTACCGCGACGGAAAGTAGCTTCCCAAGAGAGTTTGTCAGGTGATTCTTCAAAGGGATAGAAGTGGCTGATATGACAAGAAGTTTTAGGAGTCCGTACAATTTCTCCGTCAATCGTAATTTCCGTCCCGTTTTTCGTCACGAATGTTTTCATCTCTTATTTCCTTTTGGTGGTTTCTTCTAACCCCGCTTGATTGAAATCAGATTAACATAAAATAATTACAATGTCAATGGTCTTTGTCTTTAATTTCTTTTTTATTCTTTTACGCCTTGGCTACGACTACGACGAAACTTGTTTTCCCTTCAAAATCCATAACTTTAGAATCCCCGAAACACGCATAATCTGTCATACAAATATCCACCGTTTCACACACTTGTCGAATATTAGGTTCCGTCATTTGATCAAATCCGGGATTCGCCACCGACATTGCAAAGGTTCCACGATATTCGGTATCGGATAGGGACTTTAGAAGATTGCTGAATTTCATTTTTAGTTATACTCCTTGGTTTTAAATTCAATCGTTATCGGGTTCATCACACATCATTACGATTTTAGGACGAAAAGTGCCACAAATTCCAACCAAATCCTTTTGTGCTTCCATAACCCCGGCAACATCTTTATAGGCCATAGGGCATTCATCTATCCCACCGGCAAGGAGTTCAACACCTGCGGCTTCAAGGAAATCATGCATCTCCTTCTTAGAAAAAGTTTCCTTCGCCTGTTTTCTTGACATTTTGCGTCCGCTTCCGTGACTGCAACTACAAAGGCTGTCTTCGTTTCCTTTTCCGCCAACATAGTAGGAAGGCGTAGCCATGCTTCTTTTATTTGTTTTCATAATTTTCCTCTTCTATATAAACGTCCGACCAAGTTTCCCCCGTTTTAATTTTCATAATAGCACTCGTTCCAACCCCATATTCTTCAGATAGGGTTTTACACAGCCATTTAAGAGTCATTCCATCTGGTTTTTTAATTAATGAGTGTTTAATCTTCTTAACCATCTCTACTGTTAATTTCCTTTGTTTAGATTCAAGTGTATGTTTCTTTCCCCAAAATGGGTTTTTAGCACCTTTCGTTCTCTCAGATGTTGCTTTACAAAATTCTTTAGAATGCTTTTTCCCAATTTTAGAATTTCTTATTTTCTCTCTTGTCTCATCCGAAACTTTCTTGCCTTTTTGAGAAAGAGACATTTTTTTTCTCGTTTCATCCGAAACGATTCTTCCCTTAAAATGATCAGATAACTTTTTTCTCGTAGTCTCCGACATTGGGTGCCCATGTAGAGATGGCAAACCCTCTTCCCATCTTTTCTTCATCGTTTCAGATGTCTTTCTCTTAGTTTCTTCAGAACGCTTTGTTCCTAGTGAATTTTTATTTCCTTTTCTTGAAATACTCATTTTAAGTTTCGTTTCTTGTGAAAGTTTCTTTCCTGTATTAATAATACGGAGATGCTCTCTTATCTCTTCTTTCCTTGGATTATTTTCAAAAGTATCGCCCCCTCCACCTCCCATTGATATATTGTAACCAAAAGGGACTAATGTTTTTAATTCTTTTATTTTTTCAATTTCTATTCTATCTAGTTCTTCTTGAGTTCCTATATCTTCAACTAAAATCTCCCAAAAGAATGAATTTATTCCGTATTTTCTTATAGCATTTGCAAAAGCATAGGGATCACCATATAGAGAACCAGCAAGATGACTGGCTTTCCTTTTTTCAATTCCGACTTTTGTTTGACCAACGTATTTCTTTCCATTTATTTTGTTTGTTGCGACATAAACAATCCATTTCATAAGTAACCTCTTGTTATCTTATAAAAGGAATATCTAATAAAAAATACCTTACCCAAGAACACGATTCGTTATTGTTCTGCCATTTTTACAATTTTAGGTGAAAAGGTTCCGATAATTTCAACTAAATCTTTTTGACTATCTATTACACCGTAAACATCTTTGTATGCCATTGGTGATTCATCAATTCCCCCACCTAACAATTCCACACCGAATTCGTTTAATATGTTTTCCATTTGTTTATGAGTAAATTTTTCTTTCGCAGATTGACGACTCATAACTCTTCCAGCCCCATGAGAACAAGAACAAAGACTAGATTCGTTCCCTTTTCCTTTTACGATAAAACTATCATGAACCATGTCTCCCGCTATGATTCCGATTTCATCCTTGAAAGCACGAACAGCGCCTTTGCGATGGACAACCAAATCCATTTCCTTACCATTAATAATGTGCGTTTCGCGATAGGCAATATTGTGGTTAGTAAAGGCCGTAAAGCTAGGTTCCAATCCCAAGAACTTATTGATACGATAATGAATCATATCGTGACTGATACGGGCAAAATCAGCACAGAGATTCATCGCCGCCCAATATTCTTTTCCGTTGTCGGTATCCAAATCAAGCCATGCCCAACCCTGAAAGCCTTTGTTGTCAAAGTTCTTACAAGCAAGGTCATGGTAAAGTTTGGCGATCTTATATCCGACACCACGGCTACCGCTATGACTAAGCAAGGCTAGTCTTGCTGGTGTTCCGTCTTTGAAATCTAGATTCCCAAAGAAAACGAAGTGATTACCGCTCCCAGATGTTCCGATTTGATTCTCTGCAAGTTTCCGAATGTTGTATTTCTTCAACATCGGGATATCATTCCATAGATTATTTTCAAGCACGATGCTTTCGAACCCGCAATGGATCAGACCTTTCTTTTCATTTAGACCGACACCGAAACACGTCTGTTTTACCAAAGATTCTTTCAGTTCCATTCTAAAAGCATTGTTCTTCTCTGGGAAGCTTACTTCTTCGAACACTGACATTTTCATACTACAGGAAATATCCACTCCTACGGCATTAGGAATAACTTGATTCTCTGTCGCCAAGATTCCTCCAATCGGCAAATTGTAACCCTGATGTGAATCAGGAACTAGAACCCCCGCAACGGCGATAGGGAGCCGCATAGCGGTAATCATCTGATCAACTGCTCCCTGTTCAATGTTTTCAGCACCGAAGATGTTAAAGGGAAGGTTTTCGTTTCGCAATTTGATATCGGCCTTCTTGTGTTCCGTTTCGTAGTCAAAATAGATTTTCAACAGATTCAAACAAGCCGGGGAATCCCCGTGAATCGTATTGATGTTCTTGGGAAGTTTAAGATTAATGAATCCTTCTACAACGTGACGGATTCCCTGTTCGGTATAATCTCCACTAGTATTGAATAGTTTCAAAAGTTCCCCAAACGTCTTACAGGGTTTCAGGCCCAATTCAACTAAAAAGCCACCATTTATTTTCATGTCTGTTTATCCTTTAATTTACACAGGACATCTTATATGTTTTTTACCTATTTGTCAATATCGTCTAGACACAAATCCAAATTATTTGACATCTTATAGAAAGATCTGCCGTTGATATCCCACATCAGATTTTTAATTCTGATTTTAGGGACTTCCTTAATAACAACCTGTCCGCGATATGGATATACGGTTTCTCCTTCAACTGTCCTTAAATTGATAATACGCTTGCCTGATAATGTCAGCATTCTATCTCCACATTTATATTTTAGTGCATAAAAGAGAAGAAAGCGGACATCACGACCGCTTTCTCGTCTTTGTTTGCGATGTTTTCGTCTTTCCCTGATACTTAGGCTTTAGTACCGGCTTCAGCCTCAAACTTGACGACCTCTTCCTCTTCAATCTTGATTGCGGCATCAAGAACTTCATCTGCGCCGTTGTTGTCACGGAACTTCTCCAGCTTGTCAGAGGTGGTCTTGACTTCCCAGTTTTCCTTACAGATGATACCTGACGCCGTCAGAACCGCAATCGCCTTGGCGATATCGTTAGGATTTTCAAGTCCGATATTCCGCTTGACATCCAAGAGACCGATGTAATTGCCGCCGAGAACCCGTGCCTTCAGATCATCCGTCACTTCAACAGCAACCTTACGACGAAGGCTAAGAAGGACACTGTCTTCCGTACCCTTAACGGTAAGGCGGGCGCTCTGGGCGGTTTCGGGAATCTTGACGGTCTTGTCAAGGAGGGTATCGCGCATTTCCTTCTGCTCCTCGGTGAGCTTCACAAGCTTACGGTTGATTTCACAGCCCTGAGTAACGGCATTGGCATACTTGCCCGTAACGACGACTTCAACAACCTTCATTTTCTTAGCCATATTCTCACCGACCTTTCTTAAGAACCCCATTGGTTCTTTTGATACCGGTACTATACACAATTTCTTAGGATTTGTCAATGGGTAGACTTAGAATTTTTCAAAATACTTTTCGAAGTCAGCAAGATTATCGGAAATCTTATTCTGGTGCCTCGTAGGAGATTCGAACTCCTACTGACGCGATTTTAGGGATCGCCGCTCTGACCGTTAAGCTACCGAGGCAATCGCCCCTTTTTACAGGGGCTTGTTTTAGAGCAACTTCAGATTTGAAAAGACCTTTCCGTCACTTAGACAGGCAATGGCTGTTCTTTGATTCCCGATGTCCGGTTCTATGAATTCAGTACATTCCATTCCCTTGAAGTCTAGTTTCTTAACCCAATTTTCAAGTTCATCAAGGTTTCCGACACCAAGATAAATTAGGGTTCCGTTTTCCCATTCCGTTTGGCCCTAATGCCGAAGCAACCATTCTGCAACAGTATGTCCAGCTTGAACCGCCTGATATGACGGCGTTAGGTCTTTCCTCACCAAGACATACAGTTTTTTCATTGCTGAACCCCCTGTTGGGTTTCCCAAGCATACTGCTCCTTAATCTGTTCAATCATCGCTTCGTTTGGAGCATTTCCAAGCCTTGGCTTTTCAATCTCGTCTCTTGTGCGGCCCATTAGCTCACAATAGGCTATATGTAGCAACCTACTTTCCATACTCTTGTAAGCTAGTTTACATTGAAAACCAGATACTTTTTTTAGGGATTCTTTACGTCCAGCCCGCATTGACTTGATTTCACAAGCCAATTCATTCCTTCTTTGTTTCAGTTCGTCAATTTTCCTCGTGATAATCTTCATGATAATCTCCTTGTTTAGTTGTTAAGTTTTTTGACTACCGTTATCGCAACATCAACAAAGAGACTTTAAGGCGGTTTGAGTACCTACTTCATAGCTTCACTTTCCTTTACGTTTTATTTGGTTTCTTACGCACCACGTTCATCTGTACGGTTGTTGATAATAGCAAGCTGACCGCAAGCCGCACCCGCTGCGATTTCCGCATTGGTAGCGATTGCAACTGCATTGTCATAACCTGCGTATTCCAACTGCTTCTGAATCTTATTCATACCATTCATGTCTTTCCTCCTTTTATTCAATCAATAATAGCACTTTTATCGAAATCTGTCAATTCGGGTTTTTAATATAGTCTTCTATTGCTTTTGACATATCTTCACTATTGACAGCGTCTAAGAGCTCTTTGTCTAACAATTCTGTCGGAGAAGCCAGACTTAGTCCAAGGGCTTCAAGGTCTTTTTCATCATCTTACCAATAGTCTTTGCCACTTCTTCAAAAGATTTTCCGTTTCCCAAGGCTTTCATTCCCCAGATTTTCAGAAGATTCCTCTTTCTACTTCTTTCGCATTTCATAGATAGATCTTTCCTTTGTTTGATGTCTGTATATTACTCCTTTTCTTCGGTCTTGTCAATAGGGCTAAATCCTTTTCCTGTATATCCACAACGCCGGGCCGTAGCCCTCATTTCACTACAAGAAGGAGCTTCGCGAAGCTCCCCGGTAATGATATTCCTTTCAAGATATTCGGGATTACCGCAATTTAGTCGGGTACCCTGAAGACGATACCAATTGCATTTTGCACAAATCTTAACTTCTTCCGGTTTGTTCAGATTCTTAAACCAATCAAAAATATTCATAACTTACCTGCTTTCGTTGATTTCGATTAGAATTTCATTTTGACGATTGCTATCCGCCGTTTTTAGCTCCTGCCAGCGTTCAACAATCTTCGGCCAAGCCGTATTCGGATAGGCTTCAGAAACTTTATACAGGTCTTTTTTCCAATCCGGGAACCTCTCCAAAAGGCGCAAACAACGCCCAAGGTCATCTGAATCTAAGGGGACACAGCCTTCCCCGAATTCCTTAGCAACTTCTGCCTGTCCGGAATAACCGGTTTTCAAAGACAAGACTGAAAATATAACGGCAGAACTTTTACCGACATCCGTACCATACCACCATCTTGTGGTGGGATGCAAGGCACTGAGACTGTCTTCAATTTCTTTTCGCCAAGCCTTTGAATCAGAAGTAATAGCAAACACCACATGTCCAAAGCTGTTATCACAGACGTTGTAATGATGTACAATCCCTGCATCTAATACAGACTTTTTACCAAACAACGGCAAACATTCTTGTAGCGAGGAGGGTGGTACACCATCCTGACCATCGGCAGCACAAACCAACCATCCATATTTATGCCTGATTAACTTGTATAGAATTTCCATTTTACTCCTTAGTTAAGATTACAGGATTTTCTCCCCATGCCTTAATAAGCATATCTGTCGGATTTCTTAGAACTTCTTTGTCCTGTTCATAGCTCTTACTAGCCGTCTTTTGTTCCACAGGATACAGTTCGATGTGAAGC